GCAATGGGGCAAGCCGTTTATGCGGCGACACTTTGGCAAGGACTACCCGGCTCTACGTTGGAATGACGGGGTGTCTGAAGGTTGGATTGGGTTAGATCGTTTGACGTTGGAATGGGAGAGTGAGTGAGATGGAATGGAATGATTATTGCAAACATGGAGTTTATATCGGTGATCGGTATGGCCCCGACTATTTATGTGGACGCTGTGAAGGTGGTGAGTAGATATGAAAATTCGTGTGAGTGTCACCGTTGATATTGACCCGGAAGCGTATGCGAGTGAATTTGGGTTAAGCCTTGATTCTGTTCGGGCTGATGTTCAGAATCACGCGCAGCAAGTGGTTTTGACTACGTTTGCTGATTACGGTTTTGACTAAATAGCCTGTTTGTTTTTCACCCCCCGTGACACGGACGTTACGGGGGTTTAGTACAATAGGTTCAAAAGAAAGGAGCCAACCATGACCGACCCCGGCTGGACAACACAAAGCATCATCACACTCATAATCGGAGTCACCGCAACAATCGGACTCTGGGCCACATACCTGTGGTCAATCCTACAAAAAGAAGAATAGGAGAAAACATGAAAGACCTCATCATCGCCCACAGCGACTCATACGCCAACTGGATATTCGACCCCGACCACCCCACACAAGGACGACGATTCACCAACGGGTACAACGCCCTCATCATGCACATCAAATCCGAAGGGCTAACCCACGAAACCCGCGAACCAATCCCAGCCTTACGCAAATACCTCGAAACCGTCCACACACCCGAATACGTCACAGAAATTCTTTCCCAACACATAAGCGACGAATGGGTAGGAGTAAGACCCGACATGGCTCACCTAGCCGCACTATTCGTTGGTGGAACACAACTCGCCCTCAACGCTTTACGCAACAACGAAACACTCACAGCCGTGAACCTGCCCGGCGCTAAGCACCACGCCGCAACCGACCATTCCAGCGGATTCTGTGTGTTTGCGGATTTCGTGTTAGCAGCAAAAGAATTACGGGCTGACGGGAAAAAAGTAGCGATCCTTGACGTTGACGCGCACCACGGTGACGGAACCGAAAACCTGTGCTTCAACGATTCTGGGATCCTCACATATTCCATTCACGAATACGGGATTTTCCCCGGTACTGGGCTTAACGACCATGTGAAAGAAAATGTTTACAATTGGCCTTTGACCGGGAAAGACGGGGATCGTGCCCTTTTACAGGGCGTGAACGATTTCCTTGACGTGGCAGCAGGATTCAAACCTGACTACATTTTTGTGGTGGGTGGGGCTGACGGTCACCGTTTAGATCCCCTATCCGATCTTAAATACACGATTTCGGGGCTTGAACGTGCAATGGTCATGGTGAGGGATTCTTACCCTGTCACACCGATTTTGTTTGGTGGGGCTGGTGGTTACCAGCCTGACGGTGCCACCCCTTTAGCGTGGGCCAGAATGGTTACGGCGCTTGCCCGTTAATCACCCCTCTGCGACAAACCAGCCCGGTTCAACCTCCAGTAAACCTTGCAAAGAATCGTGCTGAATTTTCAAGTTCCTTGCCAGCACGTTGGCGCACTCCAAAACAATCGTGTTTTGAGACTTTCTCGGTGAACCTTGGCTCCGCGCTAAAGTGGCAGCAACAGTGAGCATGTTGCTTTGAGATTTCCCTAACACGGCTATGCAGTCACGGACACCCTGCCGGTATTGACGATCTAACTCATGCTGTTCAGTCATAACACGACACTACCACCACAGCACCCTCACAGCACCAGATTACTGAAATTGTCTCCCGTAAAATCATTCACCTGAGCGAAACCTAGCGGCGGCGGCGGCGGCACATCTATCTTCTTAGGCTCATACAAAGCCAACAGGACAGCCTCAGCCTGATCAGGGCTAGACACCCCCCGGCGTTTCATTTCCACTTTCGACTCAATCTGTGTACGCCCCGCACTATCCGTTTTGAACGTAGGCCCCGCTAACTGTGACAACACTTTCCGTTCCACGTTAAGGCGAATATCTTGCCTCCCCTCACCGTTAGGTTGCAGGAGCGTCCGGCCATTCCACCACATTTCAGCCCTCATGTTCTTAAACTTCTCGTGATCCTTAGCCCTCTCAGCAACATTCACGGCAACGATCTTAGATTTGTGTTTCCCTTCCGTGCCCCATTTTTGCAGCATAGACACCACACCCCAACCCACACCGATAGTGTCAATTTTTATTCGTACAGGCTCCAAAATTTCACGTTTGTCGTGTTCAGCCTCAGCCTCATGAATATGTCGCAAACACACCCCGGCAACGTCAACAGCGTTTTCGTTGACCGCCCCCGATGACTTGTGAATAATCCCGGTCACAAAACCATCCGATTTCGCTATAACGAACTCGTCACCACCATCGGATGCAATATCTATCCCCAAACGAATCTTGTTCCCCTCAAGGTGATCGTCGTTCGTCAACGAATTCTCGCACCAACTGAAAGGAATAACTTTATTTGCCGTGGAGCGCGGGAAACGCGCCCACACGCGGGCCTCCACAAAAGGTGAATCCGCACCGAACTCGCTCGTAACATCATCCACCCACCTTTTATCCACCAAATGTTTAGTGATCAAATGTTGCTCAACTTGAGGTGGACAGGTTTTACATATCCCTACCGTTTCGCCCGTAAAATTTGGTGTATCAAAAGCACTAATCGTGATCGGGTTAAACAGTGGGGATTCGTAGCAACGCTCAAACCATCCGTCCTCCTGATCAGTGGGCGGGTTACCCAACAACAATAGGCGAGTGTTACCGCCCGTCATGAGGGCTTCCAAAGCCTTACCCACCACCTCACCGATACCACCGGCCTCATCAATAATAATCAGTAAATTAGGTGCATGGATACCCTGCGTCGCGGCCTCATCATAAGGTGACGGAGAAAAACCGTAAGCAACAACGTCAGCCCCAACCTTCCACGTTTGAGTGAGAACCTCACCGGGTAACTTAGCCAAAAAATGGCAACGCCGAATATGCGGCCAAATAATGTTTCTCACCTGACGGTGCGTAGGGGCAATCGTGATAGCCAACGCCGTACCGGGAGCGTGAGAAGCAATCCACCACGCCACAAGACGCGCAGACAAATGAGACTTACCGGGGGCATGGGACGCGGCCACGGCGGTTCTCTGATTCACCACCACAGAATGAGCGATTTCGATTTGCTTCGACCACAAAGACTCCCCTAAACCATTCTCAATAAACCCAACCGGGTCACCCTCATAAATAGCCCAAGGATTATTCACCTCCGCTTCCAAAAGCATCCCCAAAGCGTTTTTGTCATCATCACTCAACGCAGAATAAATCGCGTACCTATTCTGAGTGTCGGCACCAAGTACCTTGTCTACCAGTCTCAACTCAAGCCTCTAATTGTCGTTGCTCAAGGATCCGGTTCACTTTACGTTCCAACTCCTCCGTGGACACGTTGATTTGTATTGCGCCACCTTCAGGGCCAGATATTTCGGTTCTGTCGGAACGCCCCCATTTCTTTGGTTGTTTCCTTTCCAAGATCCATGCGGATGCTTGCCACGCCCCGTTTTTGGCGGCGTTATCAATGTTCATGACGTGTCCGATGATTCCTTCAGCGTCTGCTATTTCGATTGCCTCAAGAAATTCAAGAAACGGTATTTCGTCTGGTTGGGTTTGTAGCCCGGCTGCTTGGCGTTCTCGTTGTACTTTTCCTCTAGCGATCCAGTTGAAGAAACTTGTTGTGGATATTCCTACGGATTTGCATGAGTCGTCGATGTAGGCTCCTGCGCGGAGCATGGTGGTGATTGCGTTGAGTCGGTCGGCGTTGAGGAGTGTTTTGCGTCCTCGTTTTTCTTTGACGGGGGTTTTCTCTGTCATGGGGTCATGGTATCCGGGTTTAGGTGTATTGTCCGGCTGGTTCGGCTGCGAATTGGGCTTTGTGGGCGCTTGCGAGGCTTCTGCCGACTTCTATTTGTGTTCCTAGTGTTCTTATGCGTTCTTTGAGTGCCCGGACTTTAGCGGCGCTTATTTCGTATTCTAGGTTTTCGTCGCGGGTTTCGTAGTTGGCGATTTGTTTGCGTAGTTCCATGCTTCCTGCGTTGTCTAGGAATGCTCTGGCGTAGGCGACTTCGTATTTTTGTTTGGCTCTTACGGATTCTTCGTCTAGTTGGGCGTAGTCGTCTGTGGCTTTGTCTAGGTATCGGGATAGTTCGGCTAGGCGTTCTAGGGCTTGTGCATGGTTGGGCATCATGGGTTTAGTCTAGTGGGGTTTAGTGCTTTTTGGTTATGGTTGTGTGAATAGTGTTCCTCGTGTCTTGGTGGATGCGGCTCGTATTATGTTTATTGCTGTGGATGAGTAAGCCAGTCGTCGTACATCTAGTATTCCCCATTCTGGATCGTCTAACTTGAATCCTAGTATGGAGTTAACAATGCCTCCTAGTCGTGCTGTGAGGTTGTCTTGGTTTGTGACTGTTTCAACTCTAACGTGCCTGATCCGTATTCCTATTTTGGCGTGTATTGTTTTTCCTTGCCGTATTGTTCCGCTTTTAGACATGGGCTTATTTTACCTTTTATTTGTTGAGTGTTGTTAGTTCGGTTTTGTGTATGAGTCGCGTGTTTTCTTTGTCGTAGGGGGCTGGTTCTCCTAAACCCCAAGCCTGTTCCATGTTGATCCATCCCCATACGTCTACTGTTTTGAATTCTATGTCGGGGAGGTGGGCGGCGAAAAGGATTAGGTTTTTGTTGAGTTGGTGGCGGCGTACAGCAGCGGATTGTCCTGTTCTGACGCGGCGAACTTCAATGTTTGTTCCGACATCGGGGACGTTTCGGTATTTGTTGTGATCAGTTGAATGCCAGTAGTGTCCGGGCCAATACCTGTTGGTGGCTTTAGCGACCGCTAACTCGCATATGCAAGCGGCTTGTTGCGCTGTCCGGTCATCTTCCATACGTTTCGGGTCATAATGGGCGGCGTTTCCTTTACCCCAGTTTGCTGTGAAGCGTTCGATTCCAACGTGGCAGGCCCACGAGTATTCCCACGGGTCAAGTTCAATGATCATTCATTCCCCTTGTTTTTTGTTGGTTTCAGTGTGAAAGGTTTCCCGTTTTGTATAGCAAACCCTTCCGAACTCCACAAGTCAGGGATCTCAATGAGAGAATCAAAAATTTGTAAAGCAACCGCCAACTCGTCAGCCCTACCCCTGTTGTACGCTTTTTCAAGCATTTTTATTAACGAATCAGACCCGCACTGACACAAAGAATCACACTGCGGGAACTCATCTTGGTTATCCATCTCATTCATCCCACCAATCCTCCGATTCCGTGTCAATACAACGCTGACAAAGAAGCCGCCAACCCTGAAACGCTTCAGCGCCCGGACTGTGGCAACGCTGACAATTAACTACAACATCTTC